GTTACCACCGACATCCAAAAGGCAGCTAGGGATAATCTATTCTTCTATCTTTGCACGCTTGCAAACGAAGGCATCAACCTTTGGGCAATTGAAAAAACAATCATTGGATACATAGCAGGAAAGAGCGTTTATGAAACACCTGTGGGAACTATTGATATACTCAATAGCCTTTACCGGACTATTGTACTTCCTTCTGATGGAGTAGCATACTCAAGCGCCGGAGGGACTGCAGCGAATGCTTTTGATTTAGATATTGATACCGCCTGCACTCAAACAAGTGCTGATGGATATATTTCTTATCAGTGGGATGATGCTGTTACGGTTACTACGGCTGGTATTATGTCAAATGGTACGGCAACGTATGACCTTGTTTTTGAAGCAAGTGAAGATGGGTCTACTTGGGTAGAAATTTACGCTGCAGACTCGCAAAGCTATCCGGACAGGGAGTGGGTGTACGTTGATTTCAACGCTACCCGCACTATGGAGTATTTTCGTGTGCGTGAAACGGGAGGCGGCACTCTTAATGTGAGGGAGGTTGTATTTGGGCAAAGTCCGAACAGCATTCCTATGGCTCGCATGAATATGGATGACTATACCAATCTGGTAAACACTACTTTTCAGGCAAGGCAAATTACCCAGTATTGGTTCAGGCGTGAGCGCGTTCAGCCAACGATAAACCTTTGGCCGGTTCCTAACTACAGTTTCGATCAGCAGGTCATCTGGCGCACTCGAATGATTCAGGATGTCGGGGCGCTCACAGATGAAATAGAGGTTCCGCAGAGATGGCTGGAAGCACTCGTGTGTGAGCTTGCGATTCGTATGGTGACAGAGATTCCCGGAGCAGACCTGAACCGCATCCCGATACTTCAGGGCATGAGCAACGCGGCATCACTCATTGCAAACGATGAAGAGCGCGATAAGTCACCAATTAATTTAACTCCCGATATAACTCCATACACAGTGCGATGAGCGGATTTTCTTCAGGAAGAATAGCGATAGCAGTTTGCGATAGATGCAATCTGAAGATGCCCTATTACAAACTTCGAGCTGATGGGGACCAGCCCGGACTACGGGTATGCAAAAAATGCCGGGATGTTAAAGATCCATACAAACTTCCACAGCGTCCAATGGATACTTATTTGCTTAGATTCCCCCGCCCAGACTCCACCATTGGCGTTAATACCGATGACCCTCCCTTCGGAGGCGTTGTTCTCGAAATAGCGTTTCAAGATAATGCGTTCCAAGATGGCGCATTTCAGGAGGGGCATTGAGCAGTTGGTTTAATATATTTATGGCGGGTGGTTCGGGCATAAGTATCACTGCTGGCACTCCAGCGGTAGTTGAGGCAGCGGCGGGCGTTGGCAGCGTCGGGTGCGCTGCGATTTCTTCAACTCAGGTTATCGTGTTCTACCAGATTGCTTCTGGCTGGAAAGCGATGGTATTGGATGTTTCCGGATCAAGTATTACTACCAATACAGCGGCGACGGTTGAAAGCGGATCGGGAGGTAATTTGAATACCATTTGCCTTACGAGCGCCACCCAAGCTGTTGTAGGATACGGGTCGTCCAAAGCAATGGTGCTGGATATTAGCGGCGCTACAATTACACCCAATACAGCCCTGACCATTACAAACGGAATCGGTTATACCTCGGTTGTGAATCTTGATTCTACACGCGCTTTGGTGTCTTATGCTACTGGCACGCCCTCTGTAGCGGCGCGAGTTTTAACAATTACTGGTTCTGCGCTATCACAGGGTAGTGAAGCCACGATAGATATAGGCACTGGTACGGGGGCATCACGGAATAGCAGAATTTCCGGCTCTCAAGTTTTGACAAAATACGACACAACCATAGTAAGAGTGGTTGTTTTAGATATAAGCGGCACTACTATAACCGTTAATACCGCAAAGAACATCACGAATGCCCTAACCGGTGTAAATGGCGCAGGGGTTGCGATTAATAATAGTGGGAAGGCAACAATAGTTTATACAAAAAGTGGGTCGTCTGTTCAAAGCAGGTTGCTTACTATTACGGGTTCGGCAATAAGCGTAGGGTCGGAAACTGAGATCGCTTCATCGGGAACTGCATCCAATGGGATTATTCCTCTCAACACAGATCAGGTTATGGGGGTTTACTTTGGCGGCTCCTCCCAAGGGAATGCTATCATTACTAACTCCACCTCCCCCATTACTTCAGGTACGGCAACTCAATACGATGCTGGCCCCGTAACCTTTCAATCTTTGTGCATGTTGTCAGAAACCAAAGGATTGGTGTTTTATGTTGACAACGGCAACTCTGATTTTTTAACCGCTTGCGTTCTTACGGTATCGTAATGGCATACATTCTTACATACGATAACTTGGTAAACCTGCTTGAAACATATCTTGAGCGGACCGACTCTGCCTTTGTCGATAAGATACCGACATTCATCCTTTTGGCGCAGATCCGGATAGGAAGGGAGATAAAGCAGCTTGGAATGCGTCAGGTAGTGACATCTACCTTTAGCGGTGGAACATCTGTGATCCAGAAGCCAAACGATTGGCGCGAGACGATCAGCATTAATTATGGAACGGGAACCAGCAGCAACACGCGCAACACCCTTCTCCCGCGCTCGTATGAGTATTGCCGTAATTATTGGCCCGACCCTACCCAGGCATCAAGCGTTGTGAGTTATTATTCGGATTATAATTATAATTATTGGCTTGTGGCTCCCACTCCCAATAGCTCTTACCCGTTTGAGATAATGTATTACTCAACGCCAAAGCCGATAGACGATACAACTCAAACAAACTGGCTCACCCAGTACGCACCCGACCTTCTTTTGTATGCGTGCCTATTGGAAGCTGCGCCGTTTCTAAAGGTTGATGAGCGCATACAGGTTTGGCAGGCGCTTTACGATAGGGCGCTCGCAGCAATTAATGGTGAGGCCGAAGCACGAATTGAAGATGGGGCATCTTCCAGAGAAGGAGAGAAGTAATGGGAAGTTATACTAACGTATTTGGTGGTTCTCCTGTGCAACCAGCAGATGTTTCGTACAGGAGCATTACTTTAAGTGCGAATACTACGCTATCATGGCCGGATTCCAATGAAGATACCAGCGATGTAGCAACTCGCATCATGGCGGTTTCGGCTTCATCTTCGAGCCTTACATTAACAATGCCCCCGGCCAATCAGGTCAGCACAGGCAGGGATGCGTTAATTAGAAATACGGGAGCTAATACTTTTACGGTGGCGGATAACGGGGGAAATACAATTGCCTCTATTGCGAGCGGCCAAGTTTATTATGTCTATATCACAAGCAACACTAGCGCCGCCGGGTCTTGGGCTGCGACTCAGTTTGGCACAGGGACGAGTTCCGCCGATGCGTCTGCCCTGGCAGGAGCCGGGTTGTTTGCTTCAGGAATGACTCTTAATCAAAGCACAAGCGTGTCTACCAAAAACACAGACTACACCATATTGCCGGGAGATCGCACCAATACTTTTATAAATACAGGCGGTACGATTACCTTTACCCTAAGTGCTGCCGCCGATATGGGGGACAACTGGTTTTGTCATGTTAAAAACCGTGGGAGCGGCACTCTCACTTTGCAGCCTGATGGAGCAGAAACCATAGATGGCGATTCAAGCTTTGCACTTAACTCTGATGAATCGTTAATTCTTATCTGTGACGGAGCAACCTTTTACACCATAGGATATGGGCGGAGTCTGGCGCAGACTGCGTTTACACGCCTTGTATACCCAGTTACCTCCTCCAGCAATACGCTGACTTCAGCAGAGGCGGGGAATGTTGTGCAGGAATACACAGGCACGCTGTCGGCTAATACCGAAGTTATTGTTCCAACCACCGTGGCCCGGTACTATGTTTATAACAACACTACAGCAAGTAGCTTTTCCTTAACTATTAAAACGGCTTCTGGATCTGGTGTAACTGTTAATGCAGGGGTTCGTAAAATTGTGCATTGCGATGGAACTGATGTAGTCAACTCCGTAGATGTTGGAACGGGAACGGTAACTCAGGTGGGTACTGGTTCCGGGTTGACTGGTGGCCCGATCACCACCTCCGGTACAATTGCTATTGCTTCTACCACGGTAACTGCAGGAACATATACTCAGGGCAACTTTACCGTTGGCTCCGATGGAAGGCTTACATTCGCAAGCAATGGTGTTGTTACTGAGAATGCTCAAACAACAAATTATACTTTGGTGCTGTCGGATGCTTTTAAATACGTAAGTGAAAATAGCTCTGCTCCGGTTGCAATTACCGTCCCTACTAATGCCAGCGTCGCCTTTCCTGTGGGAACCTTTGTTGGTTTGTATCAGAGAAGCGCCACTGCTGATGTGACTGTAACCAGCGCCGGAGGGGTAACCCTTAATTCGGAGGGGAGTAAGTATAAGCTTTTTGGGCCGTATGCCTTGGCGGGGTTGTTAAAGACTGGAACCAACGAATGGGTATTGGGAGGAAATCGTAAAAGCTGATGGCTAATCCTATTTATCCGGTAAGATTTGCTCCCGGTATCAGGCGTGATAGCACACGCTTTGATGGGGATGCTTGTGTCGATGGTAGATGGGTAAGGTGGGTGGGTAGTCGCCCCCGCAAAATGCTTGGGTATAGAAATATCGCTGGCGATTTCACGGGGCTTGTAAGGGGATGCCACGGCTTCTCGCAGAATGGGTATATGTATGTCCATGCAGGTAATCCAGCATCTCTTGAGCGCAAGCAGTTTAATAATAGCGGTGCGGGGGCAGGAATCATAGATCGCACTCCAGTAGGCTTTGTATCTAATGATTTATATAGCTGGACATTTGATGACATCTTTGATGAAGGCAGCAGTGGGACGGCCTTAATAGCACACGCCGCTCCAAACCTTGCGAATATAGATCAGAACACAGCCGGACAAGTTTATTATGGCGATATTGTTGGTACTGGTGCTTTAACAGCAATATCAGGGGTTAGTGTTAGCGGTGGCGTTGTGGCTCTCCCCCCATATCTTTTTGCTTATGGAAGCGACGGCGAGATACTCTGGTCGGTCCCCGGCGAAATCACTAATTTCACAGGAGAGGGTTCTGGGAGCGACAGAATCACAGGCGCAAAGATTGTAAAGGGCTTGCGGGCAAGAGGCGGACCTGCAAACTCCCCTTCAGGGCTGTTCTGGTCGCTAGACAGTTTAATTCGTGTTTCATTCACTGGTGGGCCAAGAATATTTACAGCGGATACCATTGATGACGATACAAGTATTCTTGCACCGAACAGCGTTATTGCATTTGGTGGACGATACTTCTGGATTGGTGCGGATAGGTTTCTGATGTTTGATGGTACAA